TTCCACTGTGAACCATCTGCCCTGACTCCACCTCCTTTCATCTTGGTTTTTACTTTGAAGTATGGCTTACCATCAACTTCAGTAAACTCCCAAGGTAAAGAAGCAAGCTTAAATTTTTTATTTGGATTAGCTGTTTTTAGTTGTGCCTTCCATCTTTCTAGTAAACCACTAAGTTGTTCTTCAACTTCAGTAGCATCATCTGGATTAATAAGACATTCAACTTGCCAAATACCTGACGCATCGAATTTTGTATCAGGTTCAACCAGCCATGCAAATTGAAATAAGCACACTGGTGTTGTGATGTTTAAAACTTCTGGTTTAATCATTTGGAAATTTCAGTTAGAGTTTTCTTTTATTTGCATCCATGTTGGATGTATCACTGATAGTACCGTAAGAAAATCACTTGTCACGTTTTTCTTTAATTAAACACATATGGTGCTAATAAAACTTCACACACATCAAAATCCCCTATGTCTGGTGGTATGGGTAGCTTGCTTGGATCATCTAATTGTTCAACTGCTTGCTGATATAAATCTTCTAATAAATTTTTTTTATACATATCAACAAAGCTTTCTTTTACATAGCCTATAAACTCTTCAATGTGTGCAGCAGTCGAACCAAAACAATCGTGAATAGTACAAAACTGATTAAGACCACTAGCTTTACTTTTTGTCAACGCTAAATGTACATTAGCAGCATCTAAACTATGAACAAAGTTTGCAGCAAAACTCTGTGTAGATTTTCTTTTGTCAACTTCTTTTGTATCAGTAAGAAGTGACAACTGTACAGTGCTAGTGTGCAGTTTCGTGCGTATTCTTTTCATATTAAAGTTGTAATATTGCTGTTTAACATAAAAATTAGATGGTGTAATCCATGATATATTTTTTTCTTCCTGACCAAAACATCTTGCAATGTCTGATAAATATTTCATAACTGTTATACATTTAGGGCAAATATTATTTACACTTTTCTCTATAATTTTTGCAAGATAATGGTTATGTAAAAAGCAATCTTTATCCCAAGACAACTCTTCATCATTACTTACAAAATAATCTCGAACAGCAGTTGCAATCCCAAAAGTCTTACCACTGTAGGGAATCATCATCACAGGTTTTTTTATCATCTTTCTTGTAATTAATTCGTGATGCTTATACCAATCTTCAGCAAGGCATTGTTCATAACTTAGATCACGAAGCTCTTTTATAACTTGATCTTTTACATCTTCATATAAGTCCTCTACCTGGTCATAGTTTTTTAGATTTACTTTTGCTGCAAGATCATTATCAAGAGACATGGCTGCAAAATGTTGAAAGCCATTGTTTGTACCATCAAGTAATACAGGATGCTTACTTACATAGCCATAGCCCTGATCCAATAGCTCGTTGAAGTCCAAACACCAACTAAGAAACTGCCAAGGCTCGTCTGCCTTACTCCATATGCTGATATAAGATTCTGGATTGCTTGCTATCTGCCTAGCTAAAGCTTCACCCTCTGTCTTAGACCATTCAATACGTTCTTCATAACTGCATTTGCTCATACCCCATGAGTTAGCACCTGCTATACCCAACCAATTCTTTGCTTTCTCATCTGTTATTGCTGCACCCTCCGCAAATCTATGTAAAGATCTAGCTAAATCATTACCTTGTGGGTTAAAAATACCTGATACATAATAGATTCTGCCTGTAAAATCTGCCTGTGTAACGTGATAAAAAGGTTCTTCTGCAAACTTGGTAGCAGTATCAAGCAACATAATACATTGATACCTTTTCATTCGATCATGTGCATTTTGATCATGTCTTAATACTTCTTCTCTTCTCCACCAAGATCTTGAGTCTTCATTAGTATCAATATCATGTGGCTTTGGAGTTTGTGGTAGTGGTTCAGCATCTATTAGACAACCTACTTCTATACCTCTATCCCAACAGCTTTGAGCAATTTCAAGAACAGTTGTATTTATCTCCCACTTTGTTTGTTGAAGACAATTCAGTGCTGTATAAAGTGCTGTTGGTTCTCTTTTTGTTACTTCTTCATGGTAAGTGAGGTCTTTTGATTTGATTGCCTTGATATGCCTTAATCTTTTTGTATGGAAACCACCTTCAGTAGTGCTAGTCCAATCAATCGGTTGCTCTACGCATGGTTCATACAGTGGATAACAAGCTAATCTATTTTTGCGTTGTCGTTTTATCCAATCCATAGTGCCTTGCGTAAATTCAATATATGTTTTTGATTGTTTACCTGATCTGGTAGTCGAAAGTTTTACCATGCCAACGGCACTAATCATTATATCTATAAGCTTCAAACCAACCTTTAGTTTGTCCTCCTTTGACCACGATTTGAAAACAAAACCTCTGTTTCTCATGTGACCCATCATCATATTGCGTCTATACCTTTGATGATTGGTATCTGATATATGTTGCTTGACGGTTGTAAAATGTTTTTTATCTTGTTGTTCAAACAAATTAAACCTCTGTTCATCTTCAAGCATATGCCCCACTTGAAGTGCTACCTGTGTAGCTGTTTTCTTTTGGGAAGCACCATCAATAACACCTTTGAAAGTAATAAAAGCAATAACATCTACATTTTTAAATTCATGTAGCTTTACTGCTGCTGTAGCTTTAACCCCTGGTGTACCTCTCCAAGCTCTATCAAGAAACTGTTGTATGGCATCAACAAAAGGTAGAAGACCAGCTTTAATCATGGTCTTTGCATAATCTGTTTCTGATTCTGTACCTTTAGATAAGTTGTTGTTGATGTTGCGTTGCCGTCTGTCAAAGCCACGACTCCACATCCGATCTTCTAAATCAGTTTGCTTACTCATTTATTATCCTTATCATTTCTTCTAGTTCTTCTAATTTTCCTACTGCATATTCAATCATCTTTCTCATACCATTTTTAAGTTGTATGTTGTTTTCTTTTTCAGCTTTATCGGTAAGGTGTTTTATATAAATCTCTTTGTTAGTAATCTCAGTGGTAAGAGAATCAAGAATAAAATCTTTCTGACTATCAGTAAACTTCATTATTTAACCTCCTCCTTCATAGTTTCCCTGCAAGTTTTTAGGAATCTCTCTTGAGATTTATTTAATTTTTTACATAATTCTTCGTTCTTTTTTCTCTTTTCTTTTTTCCACTCTGAATCTTTACCTCTTATTGGTTTTGGATATTGCGTAGCCAAAAAAATTACTGCAAGTCCATAAGCCTTAAGGATAAATCCGTAGTCTTCCATTGTTAATTTTATCCAATATTCTTTTTTATCCATCATTATTTAACCTCCTTACCATTTGAGTATTGAGAAATAAGTTGTTTTAAATCAGCTAGCAATTCATCGCAGTGGCCACGCATAATATCAAGAGATTCTTTACCTTCATCAATAAGTTTGGCAAGTTCTTCTACACTGTATTCTTTTGTGCTAAAAGTTTTACCACAATCTTTGCAGGTTCTAGACCGCCAAACAAATGCAGAAGCCCTTTCTCTTGTATGTTCGACAACAGTATTGTCGCTGTTGCAGTTAGGACATTGAATCATTATTAGTCTCCTGTTTTTCTGTAATTACATATTTATTCAGAATATACTTTTGATAATCTTTTTTAAATTGAATAATACCTTTGCCTTCATCAGATTTATAATCTGTCATTCTTCTAGTTAATCCATAGCCATTTTCACATTTTTCTATAGTTTTTCTATCAGGAAAATATATAGGATTAAAATTATTTTTTATAAACCAATCGTGAGTGTAAGAAAATAAATCAGTTTTTTCATATATCTGTTGTACAAGTTTTTCTATAAGTGACTCACTAGGACAATATCTAGAAATAGTATCAGCTATTTTGTACCATTCTCTAGGGCTAAAACATTCTATTCTCATTGATCTTCCTCCCTTGTCATGTGTAGGTATTTAGATTCAAGCTTTTCAATACAAAGATCCCAGGCATCCTGTTCACTTATGTCTAGCTTCTTAGCAATAGACCTTGCAAGCTCCCTTAAATGATTAACTATTGCTGTTAGGTTGTATGGATAATCAGACATTAGTCCACCTCCTCTAGTTGTTTTTTTTGATAACCAATTACGGTATCAACTAATTCATGGATTAATTCTTCTGGAATATCTCTCTCAATAACTTTTTCATCTATTAACTTACCAATATGTATGCAGATAAGACTAAGTTCGGCATCTGTAAATTGCATCTATCTATCCCCTCCTTCATGTTCAACAATCTCCTTTTCTAAATTTGCTGCCATGAGTGATGCTTCAAACATCTTTTCAATTTGCTCGGCAGTCCTCCATAATGGTTGCTCAAGCATTGGAATTGATTGCTTTAGTAGTAGGCTATGTATAGTCCACTGTTCTCTTGTTAAA